GAATTAAAACTTTCTCTTCCTTAACAAGAAAAGGTCTATACTTAACTGCTTTCTTATTGGATGGTAAAATCAACTCATAGGTTGGAGTTGCAACAACTGGTAATGGCATTGTGAGATATAAAATTCAGGTGTGACTATTTATTAACCAACATCAGGAGGTGCAAATCCTTCAAATCCTGCTCCAGTAAACCCACCAATGTTTCCTGGCAATCTTTGTAGTGTTGGAGATACATCTACCCCAGGTCCTTGAACATTTCCTCCTCCACCACCTGGAGGATTAATCTCTTGTCCATTAGATTTTGTAAATGCATATACATCATAATTGAAAGTTACAGTTGTTCTTAATATATTTGCACCTTCATAAGAAACTGGAACTGAAATTAAATTAGTAGGATATGCATTTCTCAATGTGTATGTGCAGTAATTACTTGGGACATCATACACTCCACCTTCAACCAATCTTTGGTTAGGTTGTCTAAAATTTCTTTCAAATTTGGTAATAATAATCTCTTTTTTATATCCAGATTTACCATTATTTTCTGGGTATTTAAATTTTTGGTAAGATTGATATGGCACTCCTAAATTTGGAGATATTTGTCCCAACCAACTTTCAAAATAACGAAGAATATTATAATTACTATCAACATAAAAACTTACATCCACTGGAGGATACACTCTCTTATTAGCAAATGTTTCTGTGATTCCTTGCCTATCACCAAAAACTTGTGTTGTCTCATATGAAGTTCCTGGAAGAACAGATTCATAAGCTAAAAAATTTATTTCATTATTTTCATCCGTGTTTATCCCATCAAAAGAAGAATTAATATAAACATCAAAATAATTAGATAAAGATGGTTTAAATCTACTGATTAAAGTATCAGTGCTATAGTACAGTTTTTTGTAATCTATTACTGCCATCTAAATACTTTGAAGTGCCTATATTATATGTATGAGCTATAAAGGAATATATAAACCTTCAAACCCAAAAAAGTATATTGGTGATCACAACAACATTATTTACAGGTCACTGTGGGAAAGAAAGTTTATGTATTATTGTGATATGAATGAAAATATTATCAAATGGTCCAGTGAAGAGATTTGGATCCCATATTTATCTCCATTAGATGAAAGAGTTCATAGATATTTCCCTGATTTTTACATTAAATATAAAGATTCAAAAGGAATTGTCAAAGAAAGTTTAATTGAAGTCAAACCTAAGAGACAAGTTGAAGGTCCTAAACCACAAAAGCGTGTGACTCAAAAACAAATGTATGAGATAAAAGAGTTTGCTAAGAACCAAGCAAAATGGAAGGCAGCAAAAGAATTTTGTGCTGATAGAAAGTGGGAGTTCCAAATACTAACAGAAGACAATTTATTTGATAAGTAAATGGCGTATAAAACACTCTTTGAAACCATCCAAGAAAAAACTGGTGGCAGACAGAAATCAAGAGAATGGTATAGAACTGAATTAGAAAATGCTGCTCCTAAAAATATCATCACAGATGAAAGATCTGATGAAGTTGGTGATGAATTTGAACGTGATACAAACTTGGTCACATCATTTCCAAGAATATACAATTTAATGTATTATGATTACAAAGCAAAGTGGAGAAATGAACTTCCATTCTATGACAAACATCCTTTGGTATTTGTTTTAGAGATAGATGGTAAATCATTCTTTGGTGTCAATCTACATTACTATTCTCCAGAAGAACGTATGGGAATTGCTATGACTTTGGCAGAAGATAGAATTCCAAGATTCACTAAAGGAGCACATAAATACTTATTATCAGAGGTAAGAAGTCCTTATCTTATTTTAGCACAGCAAGAATGGCAAACTATGTGTCTGCTTCCAGTAGAAGAATTTGTAAGGGACCTAAGTGGGGTAGAAATACCAATCCAATCCAGACGTGTGTGGGGTAGATAAATGGGAGCACCAGTAAGTAATTTAGATCCTAATCCAACAAATAAAGGTCCTGAAGGAAATCCACAAACTCCGACAGCAACAACATTATCACCATCCACCATTCCAGAAGGAACTTTTAATTCAGGACAATTTGTATCAGCTAAGTATCCATTGACCATAGAAAATGGACAAGACAGAGTAGTTATAACACAATTTCAATACAAAAGGTCACAAGTTGTTCAGACAGAAACACAATTAAGAAGTTTGAAACAACTAAATGGAACAGTGACTCTTCCAATGCCAAATGATTTATCTGAAGCAAACTCTGTTGGATGGGGAGAAGATAGTTTATCTAATGCTGCTGCTTTATTGATGCCAGGATTGAGTGGTCTTGCAGTCTCTATTGCAGGAGCTGATTTTGGAAAAGCTGGAGCAAATGTTTCTGAATTAGCAGCAGCAATTCAAAACAAAGGTCTATCAACAAGAATACAGCAATCTCTACAAGTTAATGCTGCTGCATCTATTTTAAAAAAAGCAAATGTTAATGTAAATCCAGAAGCATATATTTCAAGAGTTACAAGTGCAGCGATCAATCCAAACTTAGAACTTTTATTCAATGGTCCAAAATTAAGACAGTTTTCTCTTGCATATAAAATGGTGGCAAGAAGTAAAGAAGAAGCAACAGAAATTAGAAAAATTTTAAGATTTTTCAAAAAAGGAATGGCACCACAAAGAACTCAAAGTCAAGAATTTAGTTTCTTTTTAGGTGCTCCAAATGTGTTTAGAATCGATTTTAAATCTGGAAGTAGCGATAATCCCCTTAAAAGTATTGGTCAATTTAAAACATGTGCCTTAGTTGCATTTAGTGCCAACTATACTCCAGATGGTTTTTATGCTGCATTTGATGACCCAAATGTAGGTTCACAACCAGTAGCAGTCACTATGCAAATGGGATTTACTGAATTGACCCCAGTGTTTAATGATGAATATAGTGACTCTGAAAATACTATGGATGATGTTGGACCAAATTCATTTACTACTGATTATAATTTCTTGAATTTAAAAGGAGATAATTAATGACATATTTCAGAGAAGTATCGGACTTACTTTACCAGTCCCAACAAACAAATAGAAATTCATCTTATGACTATACAAGAGTCAAGAATCTTTTTCGTAGAGCAAAGATTCGTGATGACTTCTTCCAAAATGCAACAGCATTTACAAAATATAAAATCATTGGTGAAGAACGTCCTGATCAAGTAGCAGAAAAGATTTATGGTTCTTCTGAATATGATTGGGTAGTTCTCATCTCAAACAATATCCTCAATACCAGAACTGAATGGCCATTATCAGATGCAGAGTTCTCTAACTACATCGAAAGAAAATATACAGAAGCAGAGTTAGCATCAGCACATCATTATGAAACAACATTAGTTACAGATTCCAGAGGAAAAATGATTGTTCCTGCTGGTAAGATTGTTGATTCTAATTTCACTGTAAAGTATTATGATGATATTCTTGATGTATTAGTAACAAAAAATCCAGTTAAACTGGTAAGCATCTATGAATATGAAATCCAACAAAATGATAAAAAAAGAAACATCTATATCTTAAGACCAAGATTTCTACAAACTGCTATTGACGATATGAGGAGAATTATGTCCTATGGATTCTCCTCACAGTATGTGGATGATGGTACTAAAAAAGGAGAGAACTTAAGAGTTCTCTCCCCCAGATAATCACTCCTCAGCCAACTTCTGGAAGTAACTCAGAGCATCATCCTCATCATCAAAAGAGGATGAACGACTTGGTGCACGAGTTCCACCAGACTTTCCCTGTACAACCTCTTCAGCAGTAGGAACAGGTCCACGATCCTCATCTTCATCATCAAAGGATTCATCAACAGGGGCAGCAGATTTCTTACCAAGAACAGCTTTCAGACGAGCATCAAGTTGTTCATAGGACTTCATCTTCTCTGCATCAGTAAATTCTGCAAGAGAGTATGTTTTTTTCCAGACAGCTTCCATAGCATCATCATCATCAAAGAGTGGTTCAGGATTACCAAACTCTGACTTATCATAGTTCCAGTAACCATCCTTCTTGGTAATTTTTACCTTGAAGTTAGCACCAGCCCAGAAATCAAAAGGATTGATTGGGGTCTCATCATCAAACTCTGGCTTCATAGCAGCCATAATCTTATCAAAGATTTTCTTACCATACTTATAAAGGAATACTTTCCCTTCATTTTCAGGATGTGCTTTATCCTGAACAACATAGATGTTAGAATAGTAAGACAGTTTGCGCTTACGATCACGAACAATATCTTGATTTGCTTTGCTACCTGTGTTCCACAGTTCCCTATTTGCTTCACACACAGGGCAGTTCTGGTTGATTGTGGTCAGACAGTTATCAATAAACCATCCACCAGGACCTTGGAAGGCGTGAGTATAGACCTTTGCCCATGGCAGGTCTTCCCCTTGTGGTGCTGGAAGAAATCTAATAATAGAAAATCCATTACCTGCTTTATCTACTTGAGGTTTGTAAATGCGTTCATCCACAGATGAAGTTGAGGTATTCATTTTCTCCACTTCTTTAACCAGTTTAGAAGTAAGATTACCAAGGTTAGATTGTTTTTTTAAGGCTTGAAAGGACATTAGATTTTTAAGATTGATAGGATAAGTTGTTGAAGCATCTCAACAACCATTATTATATAACACCTTTAAAGATTAGTCAAGGGTTTGTAAAAAGTGTTTTCCTAAAATAGATTTTAGTTTTCTTTTTCCCCTACAACACTCTGAAATATGAGAGGGTGATGCCCCTAAGATTTTAGAAGCTGACTTTATACTATCATATATTTCTATAAGATTTTTATTTTCGTCAAATCTACCAACTCTTTTTCTGTGTGGTTGGGAATAGCAAAGTTTTTTCTTAGTTTCATTAGAATATATTTTCCCCTGTAAAGATTGTGATATTTTTTTCTTTTGTTCATCAGACATCACATATCCGATATGAGATAATCTAAGATTGTTTTTATGTTCTTCTGAAAACTTTATACCTTTTCTTTTTGTAGATATTTTGTGCTTAGTGTGTTCATTATGCTCTGATTGATTTCCACCAATTAAAAGATTATATCCATTTGGATATAAGGAGTTCTTTTTTTCTACCCAAAATATTTCTTTATCGTTCAATGATAAAATATCACACTCTTCTATTACATTTACAACAAATGATTTCCATCCATATTTACTTATAGCAGAATATAAAGGAGTATTTTTAGTTTTGGAAGAATATCTATGACCTCTTATTCTTGCTTTTAAATTCTTTGCTTGTCCAACATATACTTTATTATTTTTAATATTTACTATTTCATAGATACAAGGCATTTTTATCAACTTAAGGATACCATTATTATTTATACAAAATAATAGCAAAAGAAGAGGTCTCAGTCAACCTCTGCTTCTTTCTTGAGTCTTTGGATTACTCTTTGCATGTTATCAAATACTATATTCATATCAGAAGGGTCTCCATAACCAATCATTCTGGATGCTTCAATAATTTCATTCTTCTTTTCAATGGCTTGTGGGTCATCAGACAAACTCAATCTTGTATACAGGATTTTTTGTTTCTCTAATAATTCAGATAGCAAATTCACATGCTCAAGTTTTTCTGCCTTGGACATAATAGGAAACCTCAAGACGCTCCTTGTAAGTTCCCTCTGAAGCTTCTCAATACTCTTTAGTTCTTTCTGAACTATTTCTGAATCGAAGAAGGCCATATTACCCCTCTACAATATTTCTCAAGATCTTTTTATAATCCTGTATGTCAATATTTAGGAATGGAGAATATTTCTGTATCTTTAATGACACAATTTCCCATACAGGATCTAAAAGTTTTTTATCAAAATTATTCCTAAACAGGAATATTTTATCATAAATGGTAAAAGTTTCTATACTAATTTTACCACTCAAGAATTTTTTCAGAATGATTGGATGTTGCTTTGAAGCATCAAGAACCTCATCCAAGTTACCTTCAGACAACAAATCTTGCGACTCTTGTGTGAAAAGATACTTCAAACTCTGTTGTCTTTTTGTCCATTGCTGATATGCATCCTCACCTTCTCGCATTAGTTGTCCAATCCAAACTGCTTGTGGATTATCTAATGCAACAAAATTAGAAAGAAAAAAGTTTTTTATTTCTTCATCATTCTTTTGTCTACTGATTCTTTCAAACCAATACTTATCCTTTCTTTTATTGAAAGAATCTACTGATGCCCTTGACTTACCTGCATATTTAAAATAATCATACTTTGGTTTACTAAAATGATTCTTT